ATATTTATTCCGTTTTTCATTAGAAACGAGATAATCCATTTCTTCTTGGTATGTTTTATCTTTTAAGAAGTGTCTAGCAGTTTTATCGTGTTGAAGTATTAAACAGAATATTTTTAAGTCAGCAAGTTGTTTCTTTTCTTGTAATTCACTTGTTGATACAACTTTATTTACAGTACCAAATAAACCCTCTAATACAAGTTTATGTGTTTTAGTACCATCTAAAGTACCTGTAAGACCAACTCTATATTTACATTTTTCAAGTTTATTCATTATCTTACTTAATGAAACTGCTTTAAATAAATGTGCTTCATCACCAATTACCATACCAAATTGTTGAAACCATTTTTTAGGTAAATTATAGATTGATTGCCAAGTAGATATAATAACTCTTTTGTTTGTTTCTTTATCGTGTCCTTGATATATTCTATGTACGTTACGATCACTATTATAACCGTAATCTTTAAAGTCTTTAAATAATTGTTCTACTAAAGATGTTGTTGGTACAATAATGAGTATCTTATCTTGTTTACTTTCTTTTAATCTCAATAAATTAAAGATTAACATTAAGTATATAATTAAAGATTTACCAGAGGCAGTAGGAGATAATAATAAACATCTACTCTTTTTGATAGAGTGTACAAATGCCTCTCTTTGATAATCTCTTATTTCTATTTTAGGAATTTTAAGTGCTTTTAAAAATCTATCTATTTCATCTTCTTTTACAGATACATCTTTTATTTTAGTGCCATCTACAACTTGTACATCATTCTTTTTACACCAATCTATAATGTAAGGATAAAGTCCTGCATAGATTTGACCTGTTGCATAACTGAATAATCTAATTTTACCGTCCCAAACTCTACTACGATATTGAGGCATAAACTTAAAACCAGGTACTTCAAACGTAAAGTATTCGCCAAGTTCTCGTCTTATATCTGCGTCTGCTTCTATTTTTAAATAGACTTCGTTCTTCTTATCTATGATGAGGTAACGTGTTGTGGTCATTTTTAGATAGCGCCACTAGTAAACTTTCTCCAGTCTATAGCGTTCTTTATTGTAAAAGTTCTATTAGAAATTTGTCTAATAGTTCTATCTAAAAAATCAACTACTGTTTCCAAGTATCTTACTTTTTGAGCTGCCTTTTGTACTTCTTCATCTGCTTCAATATACTTGTCAACGTCTTGTTTTAAAATTTTTAGATTAAAAGGTTTTTCTTGGTAGATTTGTGGGTCTGATTTACCAGTATAATATTCCCATTTAAATAGTCTTATTGTTTTATAGTCATCTTCAGCACGAGTTAATAACAACTTAAACTTTGTTAAGTGTTTCATAAACTTGTTGTGTAGTTGAGGTGTTTTTAATGATTCTAAATCTAGTTCAGTATCATTAATTTTTAAGTCTTTGTCTGCTAGTTCTTGTAATTGTTCTAAATCCATAATAACTCCATTATATCACAAAACTGTCAAAAAATCAAGTTTATGATGTAGTAATACTTGTTCTTCCTGCGTTTGTATCCGCAAAATCGTATAGTTTATAATCAAAGGTTACAGTTGCTGTTAAGTAATCTGTATCACCTGCTTGTTGTGTGTATTGTAAACCAGATAATGATATAGGAAATACATCACTAAATCTGACATCTACAACGGCATTGTTTTTACTTGTTAGTATTGATAGTGTTGCGTCTGAAAATATACCACCTTGACTAGGGGCAGCAAACTTTGATCGTCCTGCGTCACCCAATACACTATTTTTAGACGTAGGAAATCTATCTTCACCTGCGTCAAGTAAAGTTTTAAATTCTGAATATCCTCCAGGAAATCCTAATCCTCTTAACCAACCGTGTATCTCTCTATAGTTCTCTAGGTTTTCATCTACTAAAAATGACATAGACAATCTATCGTAAGATAATTTTTCACCAGGTAAAGGTATATCTCTAAAAGGTGTAGGTTGTGAATAATTGTCTGCTAATGATACGCCTGGTAGATTTACTGCTGTACAAAAATATTCTACTTTAGGAAGTTTAAGTATATTAAATTTAAACTTTGTAGGATCTGCATAATCCAGTTTAGTAGGTTGTCTATTGTAACTATTTGTAGTAGTCATAATACTATTTATATGTTATCTAGGAAGTGTTCCTGACTCACCTAGTTTCTCTATTGCTTTAATAACTGAATTTATATTTTCTGGTTTTTTACAAGGGTTTTCTTCAGTAGATTCTTGTAATTCTTCACATAAAGGTACTTTTTCATCTACTTTAATTTCTTCTACTTCACACGCATTAACCCAAGTAAAGATTAATAATATTGCTAAAGTAATAACAAATATGTAGAGATATTGAATTAATATTTTTTTCATAGTGGTATTTAGGGCATAAAAAAAGGGCGACTTTTGAGGGTCGCCCTTTTAGATATTGGTTAAACAACCAACCTTACATTATGTTAGCAACTTGTACTCTTTGGTAATATCTGTTTGAGTTAGCATTACCTGAAGTGTTAACAGCTGCAACAGCACCTGAAGCGGCACCAGTTTCAGCAAATGGGTTCGCAACTAGACCATATCTAGTTTTGAAACCGATTTTAGGTTGGAAAGTGTCTTGTCCAACTGCTCTTACCATTTGTAGTGGCACGTATGGGCAGTAGAATATACCAGCGTCATAAGGTGAAGTACCTTTGTAACCAACTACGTAGTATTGTTTCGCAGCTGAGTTCGCTGAATATGGATCAATGTACACTTTGTATCTTCCGTTTAATGTACCAGCAAAAGTATTACCAGTGTCATCAACGTTTAGATTGTTGTTTAATGCAGGAGTGTAATCTAAAACACCAGCCATTTGAAGCGCACTAGCAACGTCAGCAGAACAGATAATCATATTACCTTTTCCTCTTCTTGTTCTTTGTGCAATTCTATTAGCATCTCTCTCTAATTGGAACATTAATCCTTTGAATCTCTCAACTGACCATCTTCCGTTTGAGTCTGTGTCTAAATCAAAAATACCAGGTGTAGTTACGTTAGTAGCAGCACCCTTTTCTGCATTGATGTATATTGTTCTAACAACTTCTCTATTGATTTCAGCAAGAATTTCAGCAGATAGAATATTTGCTAATTCTGTTTCTGCGTCTAAACCGTGGATTGCTTTTAAGTCTTGTGCAAGTTCCATAGTGTATTCTGCTTTAAGAGCTCTTGATCTAGCTGTTACTGTTGATTTCTCAATTGAGAAAGCCATTTCAGCAAAAGCGTTACCAGAAGCATCCCCTAATGCCTCAGCCGTAGCTGTAGTCATACCTTGACCTCTTGTGAAGTCTGTAGGAACAGAATCGTTCAATACTGCTGGGTTAGTTCCTCTTTGCTCTGTAGCACCTACTGAGCCTGCGTCTGATGATGAATCACCAGCAGCATTTCTACTAGAGAAGTCTGTATCCGCTTCATCAAATAAAGCTTCGTTTCCTGTTTGTGAAGTGTATCTACTTCTCATTGCAAAGATAAGTCCAGTTGGACCAGTCATTGGTTGTACACCAGCGATATCGTATGCGATAAGATTAGGCATTGCTCTTCTTACTAATGAGATCAAAATTGGATCCCAGTTAGCAACTGCACTACCTGTAGAGTTAGTAGGAGCAGCTTCGTTTAAGAAAGCAGCGTCCTCTTTCATTGCTCTTTCTTGGTTTTCCAAGATAGTAGCTGTAACGGCACGTCTGTAAGAATCCTGAACCTTAGGTAGATCCGGGTGTTCTAGGACAGGCTGCCATTTTTTTTCGTATTGTTCTGATAAATACATTTGTTTTTATCTCCCTATTTTGACAACTTAATGTCTTTTGTTTTACTTATAGCGGCACTATAAGCAGCCATTGCATTACTTAAATCCTCGTTTAAAGGACTTGAGTCTGCCGCCACATCATCTATCTCACCAGAAGAGTCTTTTTTGCCAAAATAACTTTCTTTAATAGTAGATACTTTGCCTCTAAAGTCTTCTTCGTTTTTATAGTCAATTTCTTCAGCAAGTTTATTAAACTTCTCTTTTTGAGTTTCAGCAAGTTCTTTAGACGCCTCATCAATGATAGATTGTCTAATATGTTTGCCGTTCTCTTTAGATAGTTCAACATTCTTTTCAATTGATTCGTTAAGTTTCTTTTCTAACTCCTCAATTTTTGAAGCTTGATCTTCTAACACATTATATTTTTCGTCTGGAACATCAATGTAGTGATCTTCAAATAGTTTTTTCAAACCACTTATGAAGTCCTCAGCGATTTCGCCTTTGATCCCTCTTTCTAAAGCGAGTTCGTTTTCTTTCATCCACTCCTCTACCACGTATGATAGATAAGAGTCAACTTTTTCTACTAACTCATCTTTAGCTTTAGAAGTTTCTTCTTCGAATTTTTTGTTGTAGTCTGCTTCAATCTCTTCCGCAATGTCTTTTACTTTAGACTTAATCGCAGCTTCGAATACAGTAGCAGCCTTTTGTTTAAATTCTTCAGATAATGAATCATCTCCAGCAACAAGAGCATCAACGTGTTCTTTTACGTCAATTTCTTCTTTCTTGTAAGAAGCTTTCATATAGCCTTCCTCTTTGTCTTTTTTCTTTTCCTCAGAGTCGTGCATAGCTTCTTTCTTTTCCTTCTCGTCTTTTTTTTCAGAATCGTGTGACATTTCTTTCACTTCTTCTTTTTCCTTGTCATCTGAAGACTCTTTTTTATCGTCTTTTTTGTCAAGGTATTTTTTTAGACCAGCAGGTAGTTCGCCTTCTTTGATTTCTTTATCTTCCGAATCTTTTTCAGAATCTTTTGACTCACCTTTAAGTTTTGGCATTGCGTCAGCAGCACCTTGACTTTTCTGTTGTGGGTCGCCAGAAACCTGTTTTGTTTTCTTGGTAGCATCAGGATTACTGTCTGTAGGTTTAACTACAGGTGCGCCTAAATCTTCGTGGTCTGCCATTTTAGCAATATGCGAAGGCTCAGCCGCTACAGCATTCTTTTTAGGAGCATCAGGAGCTGTTGCTTCTGTTACTTCTTTTACTGTTGCCTCAAGAGTCTTTTCTGTTTCGGCCATTGAAATCTCCTCTTTAATTTTAAAACTAGTTTTAAATTGTCTTAATTAGATATATTTATAAAACTAGAGATTTTTAAGAAAGTTTTGAAAAACTTTAACTTTAGCTTCTGCTAAAGCATTTTTTTTCGCACTTTCTATTTCTCGTTTCCAAGCGTCAATGTTCTTTTCAACGAGTACGCCATTGTCCCATATCCACTCTTTATTTTCCATAATGCCTTCTACGAAAGCGTCTGGAGCAGACGGATCTGCAACAATATCAGCGGCAGTTGCTAAGTAAAAGTCATCTTTTACGTAGTTTGCGCCACCTCTTTGTTCTAATGAACCCATACCACGTGATGATACTCCCAATTGAGCACCTTCATCAATAAGACCTTTTACAATCTTACCGTAAGGAGTGTTCATTATTTTTGCTTCACCAATAAAATTTTGACCATCTGGATATAGTTTCGTAATCATATGTGAAACTCTTTCCAAATTAACAGTTGGTCCGTCAGGATGTCCTAACTCACCAAATGCACGTTTCTTATTGATAAATTCTGCGTTATATCTTTTTACTTCTTTGTCAAGTATGTCTTTAGGATAGACACGTCCATTTCTATTTTTTAATTCAGATTGTAAAAAGACACCTCTAATTTTATAGTCTTTCTTACCGTTAGTTTCTTCAACTAGGTATTCTGCTTGTGAAATTTCTTCCGATATTAATTTCATATTTCTCTCTCTTGTACTACTATTTATACAATTTTTTATCTAAACTCAACAATAATTGTATAACTATCTCCTACTACAAAATCTCGTGTTGACAACAATACATCACCTGTAGGTGTAGTAGCATTGTTTAATATTTCGTTACCAGCAGTTCTTAAATCCCAATAACCTTGTCCAGATAATACTAATGCTGTTGCGTTTGTAGCACCTGCCCATACTAATTCTACTGCTGATTTGTTATTTGTTGTATTTACTGACCACCAAATTTTTGCAATTTT